GCACAACAGTGAAATTGTCGCCAAGGTCGGAATACGCCGCAGACGGTGGCGTAAAATTCGCCGTCCAATCTGCGCGGCCCTTATAGATATATAATTCGTCTTGCCAGCCGTTGAAATCCAGTAGGCCGTCTGTGCGCAATCCCCACACCGGGCGGCTAGCTGTGCCGCCGACAATCAGATTGTCCAGTGTTGTGTATGTTGATCCGCGTTGCGTGCCATCAAGAAACAACCTTGTATTGTTTCCGGATCGCGTAACCGCTACGTGATACCACGTATTTGTGGTGATAATTCCGGAAGCACTTGCAATCTTATTGTTGGGGCCAATGTCATATAAAAGCGCCCCAGTGTTATCAATTCTGATGTATGGCGCGATGTCCGTGGTATTAAATCTGAAATCAACAAGCGCGGCATTCTGTGCGCTTGGTATTCGAAACCAAAGCGTAATGGTAAAATCACCAACGCCGAAAGCAAAATCGGTATCACCGACATTTACCGGCGATATTGAATCATCAGCGCCGTCAAAAAGAGCGGAAGCCCCACCGAATTTAGATTGTGCAGTGTCAACTTGAGCGTTGCCGCCGCGCTGCATGGGCTTCAGGCCAGCAACATCAGTAAAAACTATTGTCGCATCAGAGCCGTCACAATGCACAAGAAGTGTCGCATCGATCAATCGCGTATAGGAAACAATTTCTTTTCCGCCAATGTTTAGATATCCACTCGAACCAAACGAGTCACCAACCCCCATTGGCGTGACACGAAGAAATGTTGCCACCGCAGTTAGATCGGCAGAAAGCTGCGCAAGGTTGGGTACCGGTGCCTGCGATTTGTCACCGTCCGCCAGTTTCAAAACATCCTTGGCGACAATCGAAAACGTGCCATCGGCTTGCGGGCCATCCGTGGTGTCAATCAGATAGTGCCGCGTCGGCATTGCGGCTAACTCTTGCCCATGCAGGCCACGGATCAAACGAATATTGCGGCCCTGAAGGAATGGATGACGTGCGCGAAACTTCCCCCAAAACGATCCCTGATTAAAAGGATTGTAGGTGCGCTCCGTCACATACTTATCAAAGCCGGTGCCGGTGTCTGGATGTTTGTGATCTGAGAAATCAACCCGCAATGACGCGCGTTGGCCCAAATCGGTTCCGAGCGAAACCGTTGCGGGTGTGAAGTTGATAGCCTTGATGCTCGGCAATAGCTCGATATTGCGTGACAGATATTCCGCATTTTCTGCGAAGCGAATGGTAGCGCCACCATCGGTGAAGTGCGCAATGTCCTGACACGTCGCCCGCGTATTCATGCACTTGCGTGTGCCGGTTGGCGGTGACGAAACAAGCGAAGCCGTGCACGGCGCGACGCCGTAAGTGAGCGAGCAATAATCGCAATCAACCTCAACAATATTGACGGCCTTCACGATGCCAGCCCTTGATATTTCAACGTGATGTTAAAGCGATCGGTGACGGTGTTTACACCCGATCGCGGATCATCGTTAAGCCACACGTAGCCAACATCTTCCGGATGATCGGTTGGAAACCACGCATGGAAAAATGGCGTCTCGTTTGCGGCGTCAAGGAATGGTTTAAAGTTGGCGCGATACCAAGCATTAGAAAAGAAGCTAAACGCCATTTCGGATTGCACCCATTCGGTTTGTACGATGCGGCCTAAGAAATTTCCGCTTTCGCTCATGCCGCTAATAACCTTCGACTCCTTTCCATAGTTGATCGGCACATGATCGGTATCGATCCTGATGCTGCGCTCGCAAACTAGAAGCGCGCCGACATACATCACGCCGATCTGTGGCGCGGCAGTGCCGACATTGATCTTTAATCGCACGCCCTGATAAGCGGACGACACGAAGCGGAAGATGATCGGCGCGTCGGTGGTTGGCGTAATCAGATCGGGCGAGCTTCCGAAGCTGTGCGCCGTCCAAACCTGCGGTGAGGCGGCAACGTTGGTGCACGTCTCAATCACAAGCTTGGATGCGATGCTTCCAAGGTTGTGCGCGGCAATTGCCAGATAATCGATTAACTGGCCGTTGCCCGGTATCACCGTGACATACTCGATTGCCAACGGTGAATTCGTCGCACCCTTCCATTGCGGCCGAGTCGACGGGTTGGCCATGTTGGTTGCCGGAAAACCACTGGCCGCGCTTGTTGAGGAAATGTTTGAAGTGGTTACACAGTTATTCCAACCGATAAGCGGATTGTTTCTGGTTGACGCGACAAGCGCGGCATTCGCGGCCGTGGTGATATAAACGCTCATGCTGGCACCACCTTCAACCGATAGCCGTCGCGGTGCGCACTATTCAAGCCATCGATCAGATCGCGCATATCATCCAACGTGAGAAGATCGGTAAGCCTGCGGCCACGCAAGGTAATTTCTGTGACACGGCTGCTAGAACTTCCGGCACCGCTACCGGTGACACCGGCTTGGCTTGCAGGCGTAATCTCGACAAGCTCACCAGACGATAGATTGAGCGGCACCAGCTTATTGTCCCGGCCGCTCACACCGCCCGGCACTTTGAATTGGCCGCCCTGTGCAAAATTCTGCGCCTTGATCTGCGCCACATAGCCAAGGCCAGCCACCACCGCAGCCGCCGCAGCCACATATGAGATAGGCGGCGGATACGTCGCTAAGGCTTTCGTCGCCGCAACGTAAGTGTTTGCAACGGCCACCGCGATTGCCGCCACCTTGGCCGCACCAGCAAATGCCTTGTTTTGCTCCGCGAACGCCTTCAGGCCACTTGCCAGATTTTGTCCAATCTCAACCGTTGCCTTCTGCCATGACGCAGAAGATTTTTCGGCCGCCTGTTGCATGGCCTGCGCATATTTCTGTGGCTCGATCGCCCCACCTTGGAAAGCTTGGTTGATCAAATAGATTTGCTTTTCAAGTTGCTGCCACGGCAATAGAGACTCTTGTGTGATCTGTGATCGATTGAAGGCAAGTTGCTTATCATTCAATTTCACAAGTGCCGGGTCTAGAAGATCAACGCTATTTTTTATGTTATCGATCGGCACCACACCCTTTGCCAATTCCGGAAACCCTGCGGCCAAGCTCTTAAAACGCCCATTCAAAATATCGGTCTTAAATCCAACCTCTTCAATTGCCTTTGTAATACCCTGCCCAAATTCATCAACCTTGCCGGTGGCCTTTTTGCTTTCAACTTCGATGTCCTGAAACAGCGCGTTGACGGTAATACGCACGGCTTCGGTTGCAGGCTTGATGCGATCAATCGCACCCGTCATCCGCTCAAACTGCTTACTGAATTCCTCAACGTCTAATGACAAGAATGCATTGAAAACTTTAAACAACGCATTCAATGACTCGCCTAGCAATTGATCAACCACAATCGCTTGCTGGACAAATATCACTAATTCCTTAATGACGTTTACAACCCGATCCGCAACCTTCTTTAGATTGTCCCCCTCCTTAGCAGTGTTAATCCAACCATCCGTAAGCCTGACAAGCGCAGGCAACAGAGCTTCGGTAATTCGATTAGCCAAGCCCTGAGTTGCAAGCTGCAAAATCTTTAGGTTGTCATTAAATTTTTCGGATTGATTGGCTTGCTTCTCTGAAATCACCAACCCAAACTTTTCGGCAATCTCTAGTGTTTCCTTTATTGATTGCCCGGTTTGATTCAGAAGTGGGATTAGGTCTTTTCCGGCCTTACCGAATAGCCCCATTGAAACGGCGGTCTTTTGCGCACCGTCATCCAGATTGCGAAACTTGCTGGCAACATCGGTAAATACGTCAGACACGCTGCGCAGTTTGCCGTCATTGTCTTTTACCGATACGCCAATTTTCTGAAATGAATTCTCGGCCTTGTCGCTACCTGCCGCCGCCTCAGCCATAGCCTTGGCAAACTTGCCAAGGCCCGTTGTTAAGCTTTCAAAGCTCACATCCGAAAGCGTGGCCAACACCTTCAGCTTCGAAAGCTCCGTTACATCGACGCCAACCTTCTGCGCCGCCTTGCCCAGATCGTCGGCGGATTTAATCGCCTCCTTGAATGATCCGACAATCGCCTCAACGGCTTTTTCAATGCCGCGCTCTAGCCCAATGCCTGCGGCAATCTTCGTAACAGATCGGGTGAAGGACTCGGCTTGTTGGGTTGCGCGTTTCAAACCATCTTCGAAGCTCGCGGTGTCAGCCCCGAGCACAACCCGCAATGCGCCGATGATAGATGATCCAGCCATCTATTTTTTCACCTTGGCATTGTGAGCCGCGACAACCCGCATCTTCGCCGCCCACATTGACATTACCGCCATAATCTCTTCGGCGGTCTTGCGCTTGCGCCCGCTTGGCTTCTTCACTAGTAGCCTTTCAAGCGCCAACATCTTTGGCCTTCTGCCGAGCGCCACGATATGCCACGCCAACCACGCAAGTTCATTGTGCTTTCGAACCTCGGCATCCCACCGAGCTTCTATTATTATTTCAACCTCGCGCGGAGTCTTCGTCCAAAAGGAATCGGGCTCAAGGCCAAGTTGAACCCACATTTTAAATCCCTTCAGATCATCCGACTCCGCATCTAAGGGTTTGGCTTATCGCCCCCGGTTTGATCTTCAATCACATCGGTGAACATCTTAAGCGCCACATCTTCACCGCCCATTTGATCTATCAACACCTCAACGTCCACGTCGCTCATATCCGAATGATTTGTGGAAAGCATCATTCGAAATAGCTTCACAATGTTGTCGGCGGTTTGCGTAGCAGGCTCAGCCAACAACCGCATGAATGCGGGGAAGCTGATGTTTTCTTGTCGCTCGAATTGTCTGCGCGCAGCAAAGCTGTAGCGCAACACATATGGTTTGCCCGCAACATTAAACGTGTAATCAAACGGCTTCATGTTGACTCCCTGTGGCCCGCGCTAGGCCACAGATTATCAGGTAAGGAAGCCGCGAGTCACGTCGCCCGTCACCTTAAACGTCACAGTTGCCGTCATGCGATCGTCGGTTGGGACGCTTGGCTGATACTGTTGAAGCTCAGCGAAGAAGGTTTCAGTAACGCCATTCGGATACCGGATGCGACATTGACGACGACGCGACACGCCAAGCGCCAACGTGAGGATTTCGATCAATTCAAGATCGCCAGCACTGCCCGGAATAAAGTTCATTTCGAAGCTGCATTCGCCACCATCGATCAAACCGGAAATGAATTCCCGGCGTCGATTGTCGCTCTGCATGTGTGTCACTTCAACCTGATCAACCTCGGCGCTCGGCGGTGTCACATCATAGATTTCGCCGACGCTAACGTAATCGGTTGGTGAGTTGCCGGAAGTGGCAATCACAAAGGTAGTACCATAACCCAACAATGCGCCAGAAGCAGCCATTTCGATTCCTCCTGTTTAAGTTAACTTCGCGAGTCTGGCCGCCTTTCGTGCTAGCCGCGCACGCGCCTTGTCGATTTCTTCCCAAAGATCATCACGGATTGTGTCGAGAGCCTTAAGCTTGTTAGCGTCCCATGCTGGCCGCATGTAGGGGTGCGGCGATTGGTAGACCGATCCAAATTCCTGCACGATGCTTTTGGGTGACGATGCTGGCCCCATAAACATAAACACTTCGGTTTGCGGGCTACTGCGGAAACCCTCGGCCGTGCGGATCGGCTTCGATCCAATCTCTGCCTGATGCACGCTCTTCTGCCGACGTGAAAGCTGTGTGCTGATTTCGATCGTCTTGCGAAGCTGCCCGGTTAATTCAGGCGCAAGCGACTCAGCCATGCTTTCCATTGGGCCAAGCGCTTTGATCAGGGTACGGCGTACCGCATTCTTCCCGGTTGCCTTTGGCAATTCCGCGAGCGCATCCGCAAGCTCACTTAACCCCTCGACGTGCACGCTTGTTTTGATGCCGCCTGCCATTAGCGCACCCGATACCAAAAGAGATAATCCCGGCGGCGGCTGTACCAAAGCGCGTCGGAGTCGTAATCGTCGTTTCCCTGATCGTGAAAAACACCCTGAATTTCAATTCGCTCTTGCGGTGAGCTTGTGCCGTATGCCCATGACGAACTCGAAAATCCGGTGAGGCGATCGAACACAACGCCAGCAAGATAAACCGCCTGATCTTGCGTCTTAGCCCATGCCGTTAATTGCGTACGCGCAAACATCAGATTTGAGTCACCCTGCATGTGATAGTGCAAATCTTCACTGATCAGATTTTGCACTATGCTTGGCGCAGTAACCCCCTGCGGTATTGTCCCCGGATATATTCTCGATCCGCCCACCGCCGCGCTCACGATCGGATCAGCAAGCAGGATCGATCGGATCGCGCCTCTCAAATCTTTCATGCTGCCACCGGCTCTTCGGATGGCACCGTGCAATCAATCTCTAGCGTCTCGCGGCGCTTCGGCTCCAGCACA